CGTAAATCTACAGGATCTATATTTAATAAAGGAATTGAAAGTTCTTGAGGTTTATAAGTGTTACCCCATGTTTGTTTATTAATTAAAGTAAAACCATACTCTACATTTATATGTTCTCTTAAATATGTGTTCAACATATCAAATGTTTTTGAAAATGGAAAAGGTGAGTCTGTTATGTGTGATTTTAATATGTTTTCTGATAACTCTTCACGATCAATGTCCCAATCTTTAGGCATTGTTATATCACCGTAATATAATGATTGTTCAGATAATACTTTCTTTTGCATACCACATACCTTTGTAATTTATGCCATTTCGTCTGTCAAGTCCCAAGACTGACCGGATTCATTCCAATCATAACGCCAAGAATGAGTTCCAGCTTCATTTTGTGAAGTTTGTTCAGCTGTTAATGCAGGAGCATCACCGATCGGTGATTTCCAACTTGCAGTTGCAGTGTCTTTTACCCACGATGCATATGGTTTTGGAGGCCAGAAGATATTATTATCTTCATCCCAAGAATAACCTATACCTGCGTAATTACCTCTAAAAGGTGTGCCACCTAATTTGTGTGTATTGCCTGATGTGTTATATGAAGTTTGAATCCACATTTGTGCAGGCCAATTATTGTGTAGTTCTAAATATTGTTGACCTACTGTTTCATCCTCAACGCCATCAGCATTTTTCATTTTATCATTGTCCATTGTAAGGACAGCGATAACTTTTCCGTTAACTCCTAATTTTGCAAAATGTGCCATAATGTTTCTCCTTATATATTAATTTTAATTATCATTCAACTATTGAGATTTATACCTTATTATAACTACACCTGAACCACCAGCGGCTCCACCAGGAGCTGCACAGTGATTTCCACCACCACCACCACCTGTGTTGGCTGTTCCAGCTGTTCCTGGATTACCACTAGCACCTCCACCCCCAGTTCCTCCAGGTTTAGCATTTTGTGCTTCAGAACCACCACCTCCTCCTCCTGCATACGCAGTTGGAGTTCCTGTAATTTCAGTTGTAACACCATTTCCACCAGGGCCACCATTATTATTTGTTGCAGTTCCACCCACTGCACTTGCTCCTCCACCACCGCCACCAGCATCAATGCTAGATGGACTACCACCTGGTGCGTTTCTACCTCCATCAAATCCTTGTGCTGGACTTACTGGAGGTGTGTTTCCACTTCCCCCTGCCTGATTTGTTCTGCCACCAGCTCCACCACCAGAACCACCTGCAACACCAACTGTAGCAGATGTGGGTGAACCGGCACCACCTCCACCACCAGCAGATGTTATTGTAGAAAAAATTGAAGGACTACCACTACCACCAGCAGGTCCACTTGGAGGTCCACCTGTGCCCCCTCCACCTACTGTTATTGGAAAACCTGTTGCTGAAACTGTTATTGCACCTGCACCATCTAAAGGACTAGCTGTGTATGGAGTAACAGGGGATTTATCTTCTCTGAAACCTCCTGCACCACCACCACCGCCACCATCATTACCACCACCGCCACCACCACCAGCAACCACTATATATGAAACTACATTATTAGATGCACAAGCTGCCGCTTGAGAAACACAAAAAGTGCCAGGACCAGTAAAAGTATGAATTGTATCATTACCAGAAGTGGTAATAACACCTCCAGTTGCCACTATTTTATCATTACCTGTTGCTGCAGTTGTTGAGTCATGTATATCTAACCATCCTCTTACTGAGTCTGTAAAAATTAAAGTTACTGATTGAGATTCAGTTGAAAAAGCTGCGTCTGCATTAATACCTCCAATTTTATCAGTTCCATTTGGAGCTACTGTTAAAGCACCTGTATCAAATGTATTTAAATAATCTTTAAATGCAACTATATCTCCAGCAGATCCTGCTGGTAAATTAACTGTAAATCCACCACTTGTTGTATTTATAAAATATCCTTCTCCACTTGCTGCTGTAAAAGTAGATGTTTTAATTGAGGTCTGCCAGTTTACTGTTCCTGTACGACCAAACCCTGTTTGCGTTCCATTATTTGTAATTGTTGCACCAGCAGGAATTGTAATAGTATCACCACTATCTCCTAACTGTACTGAACCACAATTTGTTCTTGGACTAATTTTATTTACTTTTATTTCACTCATAATTTTTACCTATTGAAATTTATATCTTATTACTACTATACCTGACCCACCAGCACCACCGCCACCTGATGTAGGTGCTGAAGAGCTTGAACCACTACCTCCACCTCCGCCTCCGCCAGTATTTACTGTTCCAGCAGTTCCTGCGTATGGAGATCCTGTACCAGCATTTCCAGCACCACCTCCTCCAGAGCCACCTGCTCCACCTGTGCCGCCTGGACCAAGAACTGCACCACCACCACCTCCAGCATAAGCAACTGGACTTGCTGTAATAGATGTTGTTACTCCAGCACCACCAGCAGTTCCTACATTTGGATTTGGTGCATCTGTACCAGCAGCACCTGCTCCTCCACCGCCTGAACCAGAAAAATTAGCGGCATGAGGTCCAGGATGATCTCCACCATCATTTCCTTGTGGTGGACTAACTGGAGGTGTGTTACCTGCACCACCTGCACCTGGTCCTGCTGAACCACTACCACTACCAGACCCTCCTGCTGTACCTGTTGGACCATAATCACTACCTTTTCCACCACCAGCAGATGTTATTGTTGAAAAAATTGATGCACTACCGCAAGTTCCATTATCACCACTTCCAGCAGCACTTCCAGCTCCACCAGCACCTACTGTGATTGGAAAAGATGTTGCTGTAACTGGAACACCAGTTGCTGCTCTTAAAGGTGAACCTGTATAAGAATCATTTAAACCTAACCCTTCTCTAAAACCTCCAGCACCTGCACCAGCTCCTCTTCCGCTACCTCCACCACCTGCTACAACTATATAAGAAACTGTATTTGATCCTACAGCATTACCAGCACAAGTAACTTGAAATGTTCCAGGTCCTGTAAATGTATGAATTTTAAAATCTCCTGATGTTGTTATTGTTCCACCTGATGCTGCTACAAATTTTTGAGTATTTGTAATTTCATTGCTATTAACAGATTGCCAACCTTTTGTTGCATCTCCAAATACTAGTGTAGTAGCTGCACCTTCTGTTTCTAAAACCAAATCAAAAGTTTGACCTTCTATTTTATCAGATCCATTTGCAGCGATGGTTAAAGCATTAGTATCAAAGTTTTGTGCATAATCTTTAAAAGCTACGATTGCTCCAGCAGTTCCTGATGGTAAAGTTACAGTAATAGCATTAGAAGAAGTATCTACAAAATAACCCTCACCATTTGTCGCTGTAAAAGTTGATGCTGTTTTAATTGATGTTTGCCAATCTACTGTTCCTGTTCTACCAAATCCTGTTTGTGATGCACCAGATGCCAAAGCAATACTATCGCCACTTGCACCTAGTGTAATTGTTGATCCACATTTTTTTATAATGTTAGAATCATCTGAAACTTTATTTATATTATCTACTTTAATTTTACTTGTCATAATTATTGAAATTTATACCTTATTACTACTATGCCTGATCCACCATTTCCACCAGCACCTGAAGTTTTACCTCCACCACCACCACCAGAATTAGTTGTTCCATCATCACCTGCACCTCCTGCTCTACCAACAGGATTAACACTTCCATTTGATGCACCAGTTCCTGCACCACCACCAGAAAATGATAATGGTGAGGCTGTAATGCAAGTTGTTACACCTGCACCTCCTGAACCTCCACCTGAACCATTAGGATTTGAGGATGGTCTTGATTGACCGCCTGTACCACCAGCACCACCACCACCACCTGAATTTTGATCTGGTGGTCCAGAGTGACTTTCGCCACCAGTTTGACCTTGTGGTGGGGTTACAGGAGGTGTATTACCTGCTCCTCCGCATCTTGGAGAGTAGCATCCACCTCCTGCACCTCCTCCTGATCCACCTGCAATTCCAACATGGGTTTTTCCACCACCACCTCCGCCTCCAGCAGAAGTAATTGAAGAAAATATTGAAGCAGATCCGCTTCCACCATTAGAAGGTGAAGGACTTGGTACTTTTGCACCACCTGCTCCTACTGTAATAGGAAAATCTGTAGCAGTAACTGTTATAGCATTTGGTGAACCTCCATCAAGAGGACTAGCAGTATATGGAGTTGCTGGTGATTTTGATTCTCTAAAACCTCCACCTCCTCCTCCTCCTGCTGCTTTAGTATTAGGTGTAGTTCCACCTGCTCCTCCACCTGCTACTACCATAAATGAAACTTTATTTCTTGTTGCTGCACAAGTTGATGCTATACTAGAAACACTAAAAGTGCCAGGTGATGTAAATGTATGAATTTTACAATCACCACTTGTTGTAATTGTTCCACCTGTTGCTACTATAAAAGGCGGAGTTCCAGTTTCTGTATCCTCTGCATTTTGAACATTAACCCAGCCCTCTGTTCCGTCTACATAAACAAATGTAGCAGCTTGACCATTGACAGTTAGTTTTGCATCCTGTGCTATACCACCTATTTTTTCAGAACCATTTGGTGATATTGTTAAATTATTATCATTAAAAGTTCTTGTATAATCTGCAAAGGCAACTATTGCTCCAGCAGAACCTGCTGGTAAATTTGCAGTAACAGTTCCTGAGCTTGTATCAACAAAAAAACCTTGTCCATCAACTGCTGTAAAAGTTGATGTCTTAATACTTCCTGTTTGCCAATCAACAGTACCTGTACGACCAAAACCAGATTGACTAGCACCAGTTGCTAATTGAACTGTTTTACCAGAGCTACCTAAAGTAAGTGTAGATCCGCATTGCACATCAACTGTATTTACTTCTATTTTACTCATACCACTACTAAAGTTCCTGTTACTGTTACTGTATTTGTAAAAGTTACTGGTCCTGCAAGAACTGCATTTTCAATAACCATATTTTTATCTAGTGTACCTGCATGATGATAAACAGTTTCTGTTGCAGGTTTATCACCTATATATTCTTGACCAAAAATATTCATTTATTCTCCTTATGTACTTATTGAGTCAACTCTGCTAATCCAAACATCTACACTTGATGCTGCACTTGCTTGTCCTTTAAGGACATCTGCATTTTGCAAAACAACTTTTGATCCTGACTGTATAAGTTCAACTGAACTTGCAGCAGGTAAGCTTAAATCTTTTACAAGGTATCTAGTTGTAGATCCTCCTTCTAAAATAAATATGCTCACAGTAACTGCTGATGTTAAGATATTAGCAAGTCTTAATCCAACAATAGCATCATCACTATTAGCTGTTAATAGTGTTGTAGCTGAATTTGTTATTTGACCGCCTTCTGATTCAAAGTCTTGTGCCATTTATCCTCCTTATAATGCTATTGCCATTGCTGTAGCAAATCCTTTACTAGCAGCATTTGTTATTTTACTTACATTTATTGCATTTACTGCAAGTGTAATTGTACCAGTTTCTGTAATAGGTGAACCACTAACAGTAAATTCTGAAGAACCACTATCTGCTACCGCAACTGAAGATACAGTTCCAGTAAATTGTGGTTGAACTTGTGAAAAAGTTATATTAACAGATCCAATTGTACCAGAATTATCAGTAGTACATAAGAAAATTTTATCTCCATTAGATGTACCTTGTTGAATAATTACTAATTGTCCAGCTAGTTCTGCAACTGTATCAAAATCAGGATCTCTACTTGCTGTACCACTTGCTACAACTTTATAAATACCATTAGTTTTTGCATCTGTTTGATCCTTAACTAAAACTTTATCATTAGTTGAAAGAGTTACACCATCTAAAGTATCACCATTTTGTAAATCTGCTGTTAAATCTATATTTGCAGTTGTTGCTGCTTTTGTAATAATTCTTGTTTTTAATCCTGCCACCAAATCATCTACATAACTTTTGATTGCTACATCTGAGCTGTTAGATGGTGCAGACATACCTGTTACTGAACCACCAGTTATAGCAACATTACTAGCTGCTTGTGTTGCAATTGAACCTAGTCCTAAAGAAGTTCTAGCTGTTGCACCAGACTCTGCTACAAAGTTTGATCCATTACCTACAATAAAGTTACCATCTGTAACTGCCAGACCTGCAACATCTGAAAGTTTTGCATTAAATGCTTGAACATCTGATCCTATTGCAAGACCTAAGTTTGTTCTTGCTGTTGATGCACTAACAACATCACTTAAATTATTTGCTTTAACATTTTTTGCATCTAACTGTGTTTGAATAGCAGATGAAACACCAGATACATAACCAAGTTCTGTTGAAGTAACTGATGAAACTTCTACTTTACCAGATGAACTTGATGCTAATGCTCTTGATGCAGTTAAATCTGATGTTGCAATTGTTGTTGCACCACCTGTAATCGTTGCTTGTTTTGCATCTAATTGAGTTTGTATTGCTGATGAAACACCATTTAAATGTTGAAATTCTGTGTCAGAAATTGATCCATCTGCAATTTTTGTAGCAGAAATTCCTGTTGGTATTGAGTCGTTTGTTTTTGATAGTGCTGCAATATAAACATTTGAAATAGCCTCATTTGATAATGAGCCACTATCAAATGTAACATTAACAGTTGTATTTGTTGAAAAAGATGATGAAGCTATTGTTCCAAATATTGTTCCTGGTGTAGTTGCAGTAATTTTTATTCTTCTACCTGCATGATAAATAGATGTTACATCTGCACCTGCAATTGTAAAAGAAGTTGCACTTGCATAAGCTGCTGTATATGCACCTGATCCATCACCATATTCAATCCATTGTGCATCGTTAAACCAATCTCTAGTATTTTTCATCAATGCTCTAATTGCATTGTTTAAATTTGAAGGTAACATACCCTCTGCAACTGAAATAGTATTAAGTGTTGTGTTTGCTGATTGTGTTGTTGAATAATCTTTAATATTACTTGTCATTTAATCTCCTAAAAACCATGTGAAAGCTTTGTTGCTTTCTTTATTTCTATCGTTAATAAGTGTATTTATAGCCTCTTCAATTTGTCTTTGAAAAAACTCTTGTGTTTCAAAACTATATCTAACATTATCTATATCAGTTTTTTCTGTCATCTCAAACCAATTCTTGAAGCAATTATATCAACTCCTTGTGCATGAGTCCAAACAGACCCAGAGGGTGTTGTTAATTTTATCTTAAAATACCTACCTGATTGTCTTACAGGGTTATCACCACTTGTAATCATAGTAGAAACAGACGACTCAGTAAGATCATCTGCTAGTCTTTCTTTACTTTTAATAGTAACTGTGCCTGTTGCATCAACTATAGGTCTTACATTTATTATACTTCCCCTTTGTCCAGGAAAAAGCTCTAATTGTCTTGTTTCTAAAGTACCTTCGTTTTCTGTACCTGAAAAAATAGCAGCTTTAAAATTATTATCTATAGCACCTAAATATCTTTGACCTCCATTCCAAAAATCAGTATCTAAAGCTATATTAATTTGATCTAAATTTTCAGAGATAATATCCATTAATTCAACAGTATATGCACCTACAAACTGTGAAAATATTGTACTAGCACTTGCGTCTGCTGTTGACCATTTTTTTGTTGCATAATTATAAATTAAAATTTTATCACAAATACCTGTTGTGTTTGCTGTGTCTGATGCAGATGGATAGAGCCACATTGCAAGTTGATTAAATGGATCTACAGCAGCACATATTCTATCACTAAATGCTTTGTTTAAATCTAAATCAAAAAATCTATTTACTTTTTCTGCACCTATTGCAATCACTTGATCTCCATTCAGTTCATAAAATCCATCATCTGCATAGAAAAAAACTCTTCTATTATCTTGACAAACTGTTCTACCATAAACAGCTCCTCTGTTTGGTGATATAACTGACAATCTAAATATTGTTGCACCACCTACATAGTCCATTCTAATTATCTGATTTTGTCTAAATACATAACCTATTTCACCAGAAGTTATATGTACTATTTCACCACCTGAACCAGGTAGATCTTGTTGATCTGCTTGTTTAGTTCCTGATTGCCAAGTTGTAATATCATTAATACCTGACCATTGTATTCTGTTTTGATTAGTTGGTTGATTTCCTGTTACTAAAAAATCTCTAACAACACCACTTACTCTAAATACTGGTACAGTTCCTGATGTACCAATAGAAGATAAATTTGCAAAATTTGTTGAAGTACCCATTAAATAGTATTGTGGGGCATCAACACCATTACTGGCTATTACATGATTTCCAAATTGTGTAAATGTAAAATAATCTGTATTTGATCCTGTCAAGGATGATTTTCTTGATGTAAAAGTTCCACCAGCTAATTGAAAAATGTCTGTGTTTGTTGCAACAAAATTAAATACATTTCCTGCATTATTTCTGAAACTACCTGCACCTCTACTATTTGCTGCTATGTTGTTTGTTGAATAACTTACTAAAGAAGGAAATCTTTTGTAAGAATTTAAAGCATAATAAACATTGTTAGCAGTTGTTGCACCTGGATTTAGATATTCAGGTTGATCTGGTAGCCATTCTCCAAAAGGTATTTGCATATTAAGTATTATTGGTTGTTACTTTTATTGTATCATTAAATGGTGCAGCCACAGTTACATCTGATCTTATTGATAATGGTGAACCACTAAATTGATCTTCTCTATCATTTCTTTCTAATCTTTCTAAAGCTGTTGTATAAATAGATTGCCATTGTTGCAATCTTTGTCCATCAATGCCACCCAAAAAATTTGCTGCATGATATAAAGATCCATATAAATAAATACTAGGATGATTTGTTAAAATAAAATTTGTTGTATTTGAATCTGATAAAGCATCAAAAGTTTTATAAAAATTTATTGTGCCTGAATAAGATGATGAAGGAATTGGTGCAAATCTAAAGTTATCACCAAGTATTGTATAAGCAACAGGTCTGCCAGATGTAGAAGATCCTTTTATTTGATCCATTTGTGATGGTGTTATATATCTTAATGCAAATTTACTACCACCTTCTGTTATAAAAAAATCTCTTACTTGTAAAAAACCAGTTGGTAATGCTTTTGTTTCTGCATCTATTGTAAAAGCTGATGAGCTTAGCATAGCTCTAATTCTTAATTTTGAATTTACCTCTGCTTCTGATAAAGCAATAAAATCTTTTATTTGAGTTGTAAGATCTGTTCTATTTAACCAGTCTGCAATTGATGATTGTAATTCTGAATATGTTGATAATGCCATTATAATTTACCTTCTGAGGTTCTAAAATATTTAAATTCATTACTGTTTAGTTTTGTTTTTAATATTTTTGTTTGTATTTGTTTTGGTAGTCCAAACCAATTACTTGTTCCATTATACTCATTTGCCCATACAGATAAAGCAATAGTAGGTATTGATGCTATTCTTTTCATCTCTCTTGATTTTGAATAACCATCATTTAGATTAAGTAATCTTTTGTTGTGTTTTAAATGAGAATCAATATTTACTTCTTCTTTAACAGCAATTTTTTTATCCATTTCATCGTTGATGTAAGTAGTTTTTTGTAACCCATCAACAACTATGTCTTTTTTCATCTGCCTTGTCCTCTATATTTTTTTTTAAACATTCGTTTGAATGCTTTGTTTGGTGATTTACTATGTCTGCCTGGTCTTTTTCTAGGCTTTTCTCTTACATAATTATTTACACCAAATAAAGGTTTTTTCTTTTTTGCCACTACGCACTCAATTCAACAACAGAAATATCATCACCATTTGTACCCTTAATAGCAACTTTTTCACCTGGCGAAACTTTAAAAATTTCTGGTTCGTTTGCAGGTATAAAAATACTATTGGCTGTTGCTGTTGGATTTGCACCAAACAAAATATGAACTGCTGCATTAGAGCAAATTCTTACATATTCTGATTGTGAACCAAAAGCTGCTGATTGAGTTGATGTAGTACCACTAAGGGCTATCATCTGAACTGTTGTAGGTCTTAATCCATAATTAAAACTCATATTTTTCTCCTAATAGTTTTGGGGGTTTTTACACCCCCATATTTTTTTTATCTTCTCACAACAATTGTAAAATGCAATGTATGAGTATTTGATGATGCACCATCAGTTGCTAAAGCAATAAAATCACCCTCAACAACATTATTTGCAGCAGTAGGTTCTACAGTATCAATATCACCAGCAGCAGATCCTGAATGAGCAATTGTTAAAGCACCACCAGTAATATTAGTAGTGTTTACTTTTGCAGTTACAGTTGCATTTGCTGTAGCAATTGTGCCACCTAATACAGAAGTAATTTTAATTACTTTTCCTGCATCTGGCACAGGTATTCTTACTGTTTGTGCAGTAGATACATCATTGATTACACCATATAAAAAATAATCATTAAGTGTTCTCATTTTTCTTCTCCTCAGTCGTTCTGCCTTGTGCCTTTCAAGACTTCAACATTGGTTGATTGAGGGGGTGTATTTCTAAACAAGGCTACACCCCCAACAATTTATTTATTATGAAGTAGTTAGGTCTGTTACCATACCACTAGATTTTTCGTTTCTTGAAACAAGAGTATATTCTACTACCATGAATCTTTGGTCAGCATCTTTTGTTTGTGCTGGATTCTGTAATGAGAAATCTCTTAGAAACGCAACCGCAAAGTAATCCATCTCTAGGATAAATGCGTCTTGACCTATTTTAGCAGCAGTAGAGTTAGCACCTCTAATGAATCTATTTGGAGCAACTTGTAAAGTTCCAAAATCACTCTCATAGACATCAATTGAAGTAACCAATCTTCTATCTTCAGCTTGGTCAAATCTAGTTGAACCACCAGTAAAACCAGATAGCTTTTGCTTATTGAAAGCATCAACCATAATCATATTAGGGTTTCCACCTGCGTTAAAGCAAGATCTCAAAACACCTTTTAACTGATCTTCAGTAAAAGCTCTTTGAGTACCATCTGTTCTGATAGCACCACCACCAGATCCACTTCCACCTGAACCTGCATCAACATTTGAAGAAATCCAAGTAGGCAAACCACCTAGTTTTCTTGCAGTTGTCGCATTACCAGCAGCAGCAGCTACATTTGATAAAAGAGCAGTTTCCATATCTCTTTTTAATTCTTTTGCAGCTTTAGCAACTTGGTATGCAAGTTCGCTGTTTCTACCAGCAGAAGTTACAGCATCATTTGTTCCTGATACTTGTATTCCTTTAGTAGAGATCTGTGTGTTGTTACTTAGCTTAGTTGTTGCAGATAAAGTTGCGTAAGTAATATCTGCTCCTTCTATAGCAGCATTTGCAGCAACATCAGCTAATGAATCTGTTTGCCACTCATGCGTTGTGTTAGTTGCTTGTTCTTTAGCAACTCCTGACATAAAGGGAGTGTCTGTTGGAGCAATTGAATAGATGATGTCCGATAGATCTTCTCTTATGCCGACTGTTTGATATGTTTGAAATACAGCCATTTCATCCTCCTTAGGTTATTGGGTTTATAAATATCTCAATAAAAGTTCAGTAGCATCTTTCGGCTTACCAGACTTTTTAAGAGATTTAATTTTATTCAACCTATCTTGGCTATTTTCATCCTCTTTAGTTACTTTTGTTCCTGATTTAACAAATTTACTTGGTTTGACTTTTTTAGTTGCTAAAACTGGTTTAGCAGACTTATTAGCCTTAAAGTTCATTCCATCAAATATTACATCAAAATATCTTGCATCATAAATTCTTCCAATATCTTCATTAGAAAAACCTTTTGAATTTAGATAACTAACAATATCTGATTTAACTTGATTACCTTTTAAGGGGTCTATTATTTCAGGGTGTTTTAAATGAAGTTTTTTTTGCTCTTCAAGTAACAATTCCTGAAACTGACTTTGTTGATGAGATTTCAACTTTTGCTGTGCTTGTTGAATAGACTCTTTTCTTCGTCTAATTTTTCTTTCAACTTTAGCAGCTTCAGTTGGATCTTCGTCATAAAGCCTATCAAGTTCTTTTGAACTCATATCATTGTTTATCTCAGCATTCAAAGTAGCAACAAGTGAATTTAAATCATCCATCCTGGTTGAATACTTTTTTTCCAAACGATCTTTTTCAGATTTCACTTCTCTTTTTTCAAAGGCAAGTTCTTCTGTTTTTCGTCTGTAGTCGGCATCTTTTTGATAACCTGCTTTTAATTCATCAAGGTTCACATCAATCTTTTCACCATTTACTATTACTTGGTAAAGATTAGTGTCTTGTTCCTCTACAGCATTTAAATCTTGTGATGCTTGTGGTTCTGCAACTTCCTGTTCTTGTGGTTCAGGTTGAGTTTCAGTTTGTTGTTGAGAGATTTGATTATCTTCGGCTTTTGCCTCTGGTTCTTGCTTCTCAACTGGTTCTGCCTCTTTTTGAGGTTCTTTGATAACACCTTTAGTGTCCAAAATACCTTCAATAGACTTTGCAGCACCTTGTACTGAGTCATTGCTCAGTAATGGGTTTGTGTCAGACATATAGTCCTCCTATATTGTTAAGCTGTCTGTTGACTTGGCTTATTTTAACTTGACAAGTTAAAATTCTTTTTTTTGTTGTTGTTTTCTAAAACTGTCTAGTTGTTTTTCGGCAAGTTTGCCTGTTTCAACTATCGTTTGTAAGTGTTGCTCTACCTTACCAACAACATTGTAAGCAATCCAAAGTTTTTCTCTGGTATCACTTTCTTTTGCACCTGTTTTTTCTAAAAGTGCTTCAGAATAAATTTTTTTTAAAGACTCAATAGCCTCTTGAAAAAGTTTATTCTCCAATATCTGTTTGGCTTGATGGGATCGGCTGACCTCTTCTGATCTCATTGCCTGGTCTTTGGTTTCCATTTAATCCTTGTACCTGTTGGGTGAACATATTAGCAGATTTTTGTGCTTGTTCAAGTATCTTGCTTTCACCAGCTATTAATATCTTATCTAAATCTGCATCAGCTTTTAATTTTGCTGTATCTAATTGTGTATTATATTTTAGCTCCATATCTTTTATTTTTGCCTCAAAGTCTAAAGCCATTTCCTGAGATTTTTGTTGTAGCTCTTGATAATTCAATTCTAAGTCTGCTATCTTTCTTCTGTTCTCAGCATCAATTCTTGTAAATTCTATTTTTTCAATAGGTGTTAAAGGTGGTGGACTTGGTGGTGGCATCATTTGTTTACCTAAATCAGGATCTACAAAATAACTTTCAACATTTTTTAGACCTGCATTTTCAATTATTTTACTCA